TAAGATGATTAAACCTTTGTGGGAAGACTTTATAAGAAGGAGTAAACCAAATGGCAATCTCGCGGGGTTCGATTTCCAAACAGATTACAAAAGCACCTGGTAAAAGGAAATGGAGTGTCAAAAGAAAACGAAAAATCGATTGTAGCAGACCAAGAGGTTTTTCTGAAAGAGCACATTGTGCCTCTAAAAAAGGGGGAAATAATAAGAGGAAGTCCCGTTAAGTATTGTTTAGATTGTGGACGTAGAAAATGGTCTTGTAGATGTTATAGAGTATCAGGATTAGAGGAGTTAAAAAATGCCAAAAGACGCATGTTATCACAAAGTAAAAGCTAGATATAAAGTTTTTCCTTCAGCTTATGCATCAGGCGCTATTGCAAAATGTAGAAAAGTCGGTGCAGCTAACTATGGAAATAAAAGTAAAAAGAAAGCCATGGGTGGTGGATTAAACGCAGCCATAGAAAAAGTTAAAAATCAAACAATGACTGCCAAAGAGGGTAAGGTTGTTAAGATGACAAAGAGAAAATCTAAAAATAAAAACATAGCCAGAGGTTGTGGTAAAATTATGTCACAAAGACGTAAAGTCACAAAGTATTCATAATGGCTGTGAGAAAAACAAAAAAAGGATTAGCTTTAAAAAGATGGTTCAAAGAGGATTGGAAAGATGTTAAAACTGGCAAAGCGTGTGGTCGTCAGAAAGGTGAGAAAAGGGGTACGCCTTATTGTAGACCGAGTAAAAGAATTAGCTCGAAAACTCCGAAAACTACTAAGGAGATGACAGCTACGGAGAAGCGTAGTAGAATAAGACAAAAGAATAAACTAGGTCAACCAGCAGGTGCACCTAGAAGAGTAAAGGCTCTTAGAAGAAAGAAGAAATAAATGGCTACATCAAATTCAAGAGATTTCGACTTAGATGTCGCAGAGTTAATAGAAGAGGCATATGAGCGTTGTGGCTTGGAGATGAGAACTGGCTACGATGCTAGAACTGCTAGACGTTCATTAAATCTTATGTTTGCTGATTGGGCAAACAGAGGACTTAATTTGTGGACTGTAACTCAAGAGACAAAAGCAGTAACTTCTGGAACAGCAACATACACATTAGATAGTGAGTTTGTTGATTTACTGGAAGTTGTCTTAAGAAACAGTAATAATGTTGATTTTACTCTCACACAAATGAGCCGTGGTGAGTATTTAAGAATACCAAACAAAAGTAATACTGGACAGCCAAGTCAATACTTTTTTGATAGACAAACAACACCGACAATAACTTTATGGTCTACACCAGATGCTTCATATACTCTTGTCTATTATTATGTAAGACGTATTCAAGATGCAGACTCTCTAGTAAACACAACTGATGCACCTTTTAGATTTTTACCGTGTATGGCAGCTGGACTTGCATATTATATCTCTGTAAAAAGAGCACCAGATAGAATACAAATTTTAAAAAGCATATACGAAGAAGAGTTTCAAAGAGCCATGTCAGAAGATGCAAACAGCACACCATTAAAATTAACACCTAATATTTCTTATTTAAGGTATTAAAATGGCTAGGTATGCAAGTGGTAAAAGAGCATGGGGATATTCAGATCGATCTGGGTTTCGTTATCGTTTGCGTGATATGATAAAAGAATGGAATGGTTTAAAAGTAGGTCCAGATGAGTATGAGGCTAAACATCCACAACTAGAACCTAACTATCCAGGTCCAGATCCAACAGCTTTGTACGAGCCAAGACCAAATCAAGACACTGACTTAACTGCATTCGTGGTATACACAAACGCTGGAGATGGTATAATAGGAAAAAAATTATCAAGTTTTAAGGTTACAACTAGCCTTGGAGAAGTTACAGTGAGTACATCATGAGTTTTACATTAACAACATTAAAACAATCTATACAAGATTGGACAGAAAACGATGAGACAACTTTTGTTAATGAGTTGGATTTTTTTATTAAAAACGCAGAAGAAAGAATATTCAAACTTGTTGATTTAGATTACTTCAGAAAAAATGTTACTGGAACTATGACAGCTAGTAATAAGTTTTTACAGAAGCCGTCTGATTATTTAGCGACATATTCTTTGTCTTATGTAAACGCTAGTTCTGAAAATGTTTTTCTATTGCAGAAAGATGTTAATTTTATTCAAGAATATACAGCTGATCCAACAACTACTGGGTCTCCTATATATTATGCTTCTTTTGACGTAGACAATTTTATAGTAGCACCAACTCCAAGCACTGATTTTGCAGTAGAATTACATTACTACTACAGACCTGCATCACTTACTACAGATGATTCTGGAAGCACTTGGATAAGCACCAACGCACCAGATGCACTTTTATATGCTTGTCTTGTGGAAGCTTATACTTTTATGAAAGGTGAAGCTGACATATTACAACTATATAATGGTAGATTTAGTGAAGCTATTCAGAGACTCAAAGGTTATGCAGAAGGTCAAGAAAACATTGATTCATATAGAATGGGTCTACCTACCAAATAAATTGACTTTTATATTTCAAACTTTATATTACCTAATATGGAACAAAAAAGTGTAGCTATTGTTGGGTTAGGCAATAGTTTTTCAGAATATATTTTAGCTAAAATTAGAAGCGAAAAGTTCGATGAAGTTTGGGCAATAAATGCTATGTCTGGTGTTATATATCATGACAAATGTTTTATGATGGATCCTCCTTCAAGATTTTTAGACACACCAAATGCTGGAACACAAACAAACATAATGGCAGAAAGACTAAAAACAAAAATAAATGTTCCTATTTTTTCTTGCATATTAGATGAGAGATGTCCCGATGTTGTTGAATATCCTCTACAAAAAATATTACAAAAAACTAAATATGCGTACTTAAATAACACTGTTGCTTATGCACTTGCCTACGCAGTAGCAGAAGAAGTTTCAGATTTACATTTATATGGCATAGATTTTACACATAAAGCAGTTAATTTTGCAGAAGCGGGTAGAGCTTGTTGTGAGTTTTGGTTAGCTATAGCAGTGTCCAAAGGAATAAAAATTCACATAGCAAATAGTTCTTCTTTGTTAGATACTAATGTTTCAGAAGATCAAAAACTATATGGTTATCATAGATTGGACGATCCATTGGTCTCTACAACCACACAAGGTGAGATGTTAATTACTAAAAAGTCAAAACTAGAACCTCCAGAGCCTTTAGATGCAACACCTAATATAATTGGTAGAGAGGATATACCAGGAGTAACATACGAGGAGAAAAAAGATGTTTAACGTAGGAGTATCACAAGCAGGGAAAGTAAATGTAATGACTTCCGATAAAGGTGGTTTATCAAACGAACAATTGGCTGATTTGGCTGTTGATAAAATAGTTAGTATATCTGATGAAGCACCTCCACATATAAGACAACAAGCCAATCAATTTAGAGAACACCTTAAAAAGGTATTGTATCATTACCTAGTCTTGGCAAAAAGAGAAGAGCGTGGTACTATTATTCAAGCCTTGAGATCAAGTGGTCAAAAGGAAACAGCCGAATATATAAGGAGACTCTAATATGGCTATAGCACAAGCAATGTGTACTTCCTTCAAGAAAGAGTTGTTAGAAGGTGTACACAATTTTAAAAACTCTGGTGGAGACACTTTTAAGTTAGCACTTTATGCAGAAGGTAGTGGTGGTAAATCATCTACAACTGCAACATTAGGAGCTACAACCACTGCTTTTACCACAACTGGTGAAGTCGCATCTAGTGGTACATATGCAACTGGTGGTGGAAGTTTAACAAGAGTAGACCCAACTACTTCTGGTACAACTGCATTTACAGATTTTGCAGACTTAAGTTTTACAACAGCTACAATTACTGCAATGGGAGCTTTGATATATAATAGCTCTGATAGTAACAAAGCTGTTTGTGTATTAGATTTTACATCTAATAAAACATCAACATCTGGTACATTTACAATACAGTTTCCAACTGCTGACGCTTCTAACGCTATTATCCGTATAGCATAAGGTAACTCCTTATGGCTAACGGTTGGGGACAAGGCACCTGGGGTGCTGTTGGCTGGGGTGGTATTGGTAACACTTCTTTTGCTGTTACTGGTGTCGCTGGTACAACAGCCGTTGGTGATGAAGGAACTACTGCTAGTTCTCTAGTGATAGAAACTGGCTTACAGGCAACTGCTTCTGTAGGCACAGTAAATGCTAGTAGTGTTCATATCATCACACCTACTGGTATATCTGCAACTGCTTCCGTTGGCACTGTATTACCTAAAATACCTATAAGTGTTTCAGTCACTGGTTTTGAAGCCGTATCTCAGTTTCTATCTGGATGGGGTAGTTCTGCTTGGGGTGATCATATATGGGGTGGTGGTGTATTTGCAGATGTAGGTCAGACCATAACACCAGCTACTAATGTTGCACAAGCTCTTGTCCAGACTCCTACAGTTACTGGAACATGTATTTTTAGTGTTACTGGTGTTGAGGGAACCACGGCTCTTGGTAATGCTCTCGCCGCTGCAGGAGCCATAGTAGAAGAAACAGGATTAACTGGTTCTGTAAATATTGGTGATGAAGCAGTTGTAGGTACTGCTTTAATTTCACCTACAGGTGTTTCTGCTTCTACCTTAATAAGTGGATATTCTGCCACAACTATTACCTTAACTGTAACTGTTCAAGATGTAGGTGGTTATAATAAATATTTTGTTGATGGTGTTCAGCAAGACACGCTAAACTTGTATGAAGGTAATACATACAGATTTGATCAAAGTGATATTAGTAATAGTGGTCATCCATTGAGATTATCAACAACATCAAATGGTATACATGCAGGTGGATCAGTATATACAACGGGAGTAACATATGTTGGTAATCCAGGAAGTTCTGGAGCATATACTGAAATTACAGTAGCAAACGCCGCTCCGACATTATATTATTATTGTGCTGTTCATTCTGGAATGGGTGGGCAAGCTAACACACCTATAGTTTATAGAATAGCAACAACAACTGGAGCACCAGTTACAAATGTGCCTGCGTTAACATCTGCGTTAGGAGATGAAACTGTATTTGGAGGAGCGGGAGTCGCTGTGACATTAGCTGGTTTATCAATTTCAGCAGGTACTCTTGCCATAACAGCTAGTTCTGTGTTATCTTTAACAGGACTAAGTGTCACTGGATCAACTGGTGAGGAACAAGTTTATAGTTTAATTGAGCCAGATCAACTGGCAAATTGGGTAGAAAAGGCAGCATAATGGCAACATATGTAAATAATCTTAGATTAAAAGAAATAGCCACGGGTGACGAGTCTGGAACTTGGGGTACATCAACAAACACAAATCTAGAATTAATAGGTGAAGCATTAGGTTTTGGAACAGAAGCTATTACAACAAATGCAGACACACATACAACCACAATAGCAGATGGATCTTCAGATGCTGGAAGAGCATTGTTCTTAAAATATACTGGAACACTAGATTCTGCATGTACGATTACTATTGGCCCGAACACAATGAAAAGAGTGCATATCATTGAGAATGCAACCAGTGGGTCACAGAACATAATCATATCACAAGGTTCTGGTGCAAACGTAACTATCGGCCCAGGAGATGCAAAGTGTGTTTACTTAGATGGTGCAGGTTCTGGTGCCGCCGTTGTAGATGCTTTTGTAGATTTAGATTTATCTGGTGGTTCTGTAAATGTTAGCACAGTAAAAACCAATTCTGGTGACATGACATTTGATTCTGCTGGAGACATTATTCTTGATGCAGATGGTGCAAACATATCTTTTAAAGATGGTGGAACAGAAATTGCCACCTTCAATAATGCAAGTAATACTTTAGAAATTGAAACAAAAGTATCTGATGCAGATTTTTTAATAAAAGGTAACGATGGCGGCTCTGGTATTACTGCCCTTACCATAGACATGTCTGCTGCAGGTGCCGCAACATTTAACAATGATGTAACTGCTTTTTCTGATAAAAGACTTAAAACTGATATAGAACCTATTGCAAATGCTTTAGAAAAAGTTATGCAGATGCAAGGTGTTTATTACAAAAGAAACGATGTTGAAGATGCAAAAACTCAAGTTGGTGTTTTAGCACAAGACATGGAAACTGTATTACCAGAAGTTGTAATGACAGCAGATGATAACATGCAAACAAAATCTGTTGATTATGGTAAATTAACTTCAGTGTTAATAGAAGCAATCAAGGAATTAAAACAAGAAATTGATGAACTAAAAGGTAACTAAATGGCAATTCCTTCTTCTGGTCAATCTTTATCCTTTAATGCATTAAGAACTGAATTTGTTGGAGGCTCCAGTGCCATTGGTCTTGGAGATCTTTACAGAGGTGGCTCTAACATTAGAAAAAAAGCAGGTGACAATCAAGGTACAAATCTCGCTGCTTCTGTTGCAACTTCAGGTTCTCTTGATGTAAGTGACTACTATGATCAAGCTAAAGGTTTTAGATTTACTTTTGCTACTGGAAGCATAACTGAAGCAGATGCTAGTAACTTATTTGGTGCTGATTATACAGTAGATTATCCTAAAGATATTTTAATTCCATCTGGAACAATTTTGGGTGCAGACGATACAGCAGAATATGGTCTTGAAATAGATTCTGGTGGACAAGGAACTATCACAATTACAAACAATGGAAGCATCATAGGTGCTGGTGGAGCAGGAGGTTCTGCTGGAAGTGCTAATGGTGGTACTGGTGGTAATGGTTCTGCTGGAGGAGATGCAGTCAAAGTAGCAGTCCCAGTAACTTTTGTAAACAATGGAAGTATTTTAGCTGGAGGTGGTGGAGGCTCTGGTGGAGGTGGTGGAGGTAAAGGTGGTAACCTTCAACAACAAACACAACAACAAACAACTGGTCAACAAGGTCCTTTTAATGCTTCTGGGAGTTATGCCTTTAAATCAACAAACTGGTCTAGTTATAACTATTCACAAGCTGAATGGAACAATGTAAATGTAGCTCAAGGAAATTATACAGCTACTTCTTTAACAGCAGGACAGTACACTTATTATAAAGGTAGTGGTGGTTATAGTGGTGGAGTGACTTCAGACTCTGAAGGTAATCCACAAGGTACATTAATTTATCAACCTATTCGTAGAACCTTTCCACAACAAGTACAACAACAAACACAAGTGGCTGGACATAATGGTGGTGCTGGTGGTGCAGGAGGTTTGGGAAGAGGTTTTCAAAACCAACCAGGAGGAGACTCTGGTGCGAGTGGATCTTCTGGATCAACTGGTCAAGCTGGAAACGGAGGAGCAGGAGGTAATGGTGGCACTGGTGGTGGCTATGGACAAGCTGGATCAGCAGGTCAAAATGGAGCAACAGGCACTAGTTCAACAACAGCAGGTTCTGGTGGAGGTAATGATGGTTCTGTTGGAGCAGCAGGAAATTATATAGAAGGTTTTTCAAACGTAACTTTTACAAACAATGGTACAGTCGCAGGAGGTACAGAATAATGGCAAATACTTATGTGTGGTCAATAGATAAATTACATACTAAAAATATAACAGTAGGAGACACTACTTATACAGACGTTGTGGTAAGAATAGAGGCTACACTAACTGGTACAAGTGGTGATGATAACACTATTACTAAAAATCATGAAGTAAATTTAGACATGGACACAAGTGGTATAAGTGAAAGTTTTACTGCATACGATAGTATTACTGAAGCTGATGCTATATCTTGGGTGGAATCAAGAATGACTTCGGAGACTATTGCAAGTGTCAAAGAATTTATGGATGGTTTAATGACCTTCGATTTTAATATTAAAGATGCCACTGAAAAGACAGGGTTTCCTTGGGCGTAAAATACATAAAACTAGAAAACAGTTTTAACGTACCTAAATTAAAAGCCTCACTGTCTTCTATAGTAAATAAAATACCATACGAACAAAATCAAGTAGCTTTTCAACATAGAGTTGGTGTGACTGCACTCAACGATGGAATCAAAAGAGGAGAGAATTGGTTTTACAACAAAGACATTGGTCTAACAGACATAGAGTATTGTGAGTTTTATGAAATACTACAAAAAGAATATATTATTGAATGTTTAAAAAGTCTGCCTTTTAAACCTTATAGATCAAAATTTATGTTGTTGAAGCCAAGAACTTGTTATGGGTTTCATTATGACAAGGCTATTAGATTTCAAATACCAGTAGACACGGCAGAAAATCAAGGCAGATTTGCTTTTGAAACTGGAGAACTTATAAGTCTAGAAGAGGGTTCTGTTTATATTTTTAATACAAAAGAAAAACATTCTGCTATAAATTTTCATAGAGAATTAGATAGAGTACATATTGTTGGTTGTTTAGAAGAAAAGCACGAAACAGATAGTGAGTTTGTAAAAAACGTATACAAACAATTTAACTTGTAATTTTTTTAATTTTTTTATACTTTACAACAATGTTAAATAAAAAAATTAAATTGTTAGAAGAAGGGCATACCGAATGTCTTTCTACCCATATTAACTATTGGGAAAACAATTTTGTTCCCTTTTCAAAAATGGGGGAGTTTTCTGGGAATGCAAAACATGTTTATTGTGACCCCGTTATAGAGTCTCTTTTACTTCATTGTAAACCTCAAGTTGAAAAAATTATTGAAAAAGAAATAGTTCCATCATACAGTTTTTGGAGAACTTATTACAAGGGTCAAGCTCTTGAAAGACACTGTGATCGCCCACCTTGTCAAATAAGTGTTACTTTGTGTATTGACATGTCTGATAACACTGATCCCTGGGATATTTTTGTTGATGGTTATGCAATAAAGTTACAAAAAGGAGAAGGTGTTGTGTACAGAGGTTTTAGTCAAGAACACTGGAGAGAACCTTTATCATATGATTGGCATAGGCAAGTTTTTTTACATTATATTGAAAAAAATGGTCCTTTTTATCCAGAACACAAATACGATGGTAGAGAAAAATTATACACAGAAATGCAGGTGGAAGAATGAAAAGAAACATTATAATTGCAAAAAACGCATTTACTCCAGAATATTGTAATCATGTATTAAGAGTTTCCACAGAATATCGAGAAGCAAAAATAAATGGCTACTTTGGAAAAGATGGTGTTGATGATGGTGTAAAAAATGAAAAAGCTCGAAGATCTAAAGTAGCTTGGATAGACAACAACATAGACAGTTGTGATATTTTTCAACCTATTTACAAATTAACAAAAGAAGTTAACAATAAATTTTTTCAATTCAACATAAAAAAAGTTGAAGATATACAAGTATCAAAATATGATTCTGAAAATCAAGGTTTTTACACTCCCCACATTGACGGTGTTTATGATAATCCAGACATGCACATGGTTAGGAAACTTTCTTTATCTATTCAACTAACACCTCCAGAATATTATGAGGGAGGAAGATTACATTTTCCAGACGATGAAGAAAAGTTTATTGTTGAAGATTCTTTATCACAAGGGACAGCAGTCTTTTTTCCTTCCTATATGTGTCACGGAGTTAAACCAGTAACTAAAGGTATTAGACATAGTGTTGTTTGTTGGTTTTTAGGGGAGCAATTTAGATAATGAATATTGAGCAATATAAAGAAACAGTAAAAAAATCAGAAAGTTACGGTGATCCTTACTTTGTTGTGTATGATGACTTTCTTCCTGCACATGAGTTTGGTCATTTAAAAAGCTATTTAATTGAATCAGGTGAACCTTTTTGGACTGTGTCTAATCAAATTAATAAGAACGATGTAAACAACAACGATTTTTATATGGCTACTATGGTTTATCATTGTGAAGGAGGAGCCAGAAGAGAATGGACAAAAGGAATTGATGAGCGACCTTTTGTAAATCTTTCCTCTAAACTACACATGGTTGCTATGTTAAGAATGAAAGCTAATTTGTATGTGCCAAATATAAATGGTCATTATATACACGCTCCTCATGTTGACTATAACTATGGACATCAAGGAGCGTTGTTTTTTGTTACTACATGTGATGCACCTACATACATGTTTGACGGAACACCAATAGAGTCAAAAGAGAATAGAATTTTGCTATTTAATCCAGGAACACCTCATTCCAGTTCTTCTCCAACAAATGTTCCTTTTAGAATTACAATAAATATAAACTATTTAGGTCAAGGTGTTCATGCTTCTTATTCTCCACATTTAAAAAACATTAACCCTTCTTTGGTTGGAGGAAAACCTCCTTTTAGGATTTAAATGTATTATATTATAGATAACTTTCTTCCCGAACCTTGTTTTAAAAGTATCTTGAAATATGCTTTAAGCTCTTCATATACTTACAGTCCTCATACTGCTCATGAAGACATTCATACAAAAGACCCTTTTGATTATCAGTTTGTAAAAATAGTCACACATTTTGATGAAGAAGCCAAGCATTACAGAGGAGTCCCTAGAGAAGATTTGAATAAGTTTTTTCCTTTTTTTGATAAACTGGAAGTCAAAAACATGTTACGATGTAAAATAAATTGTAATCCTTTTTCTAATAAAAATCATGAGTTAGGGTGGCATACAGATGTTGAAGAAGCTCCAGAGGATTGTTGGTTTTCTTGTATTTTATACTTAACAACTTGTGACGGTTGTACTCTCTTAAAAACAAAAGATCAAACAGTTAAAGTAGAATCTGTTGCAAATAGAGTTTTTTTGTTTCCTTCTATTTGGAGTCATACTGCATGTACTCCTACGAATGTTAAAGCTAGATTTATTGTTAATACTGTTTTTGAAATAGATACGGATAAAAAACCAAGATGGATGAGTTAGTTTTATTTTCTGGTGGTCCAGACAGTACAATACTTTTGATTGATCTTTTAAAGAAAAAAGTCCCCGTTAGAGTTTTATATTTAGAGCTTGGATGGTGCACTGATCAACACGGTAGAATACCAATACAAACACAAGTTGCAGAAAAAGTTTTAAGTTATGTCTCTAGACACTATGGTAAGTTTAAGTTTTCAAGAGGATCTATGTTTTTAGATCTTGATTTTAAATCAAATCACGAAGGCTATTTTGGTAAAGATGATCAATGGTGTGGTTTTTATGGAGCTCTTTTTGCCAGAGCACATGGACTTGAAAAAATGTGGGCGGGATGGTTTAGTTACACAGACAGACTAGTTTACGAAAGATACGGATATGATCAAGAATATCTTTATGATGAACGTATGCAAAATTATATTGATAGTGGAACTGCCTTTAAGCACAAGGTTGAACTTCTAACACCTAGATCTGTTTATAATGGAACAGATATAGATAGTTTTGAAACAAAAAAAGAAGCTTGGGATTCTTTACCTTGGGACTTAAAATGTATGGTAAGAAGTTGTTGGAGTGGCACATATTTTTGTGGCAAGTGTGCTAAATGTGATCATGCAATCAAACACAGAATACGAGATAAATATGGTAATCCATTGTGATTAATTTTATTTTTAAAAGAAAAACTATTGTACTAGACTGCTTCACTTTCATTGACTTGGTACTAGAGAGATTTCCCATAACAGAATCTATAAATCATGTGCCCGTTTGGTTCAAAAAAGCACCAAAACCAGTAGAAAGTAATAGTCTAGAGCCTGTACATAGTATAAGAAAATGTTATGGAATGTTAGATTTATTTAAAAGAGGTGCTGTTTTACCTTTACCTTGCGATGTTAAAATAGGAACTTGGTATGAAAACAATGTGTATAATGTAAAAAGTTATAATATTCTTTCTAACGAACACATAAGTGTTCATAATTTTACTGAACATTTTCATAAACTTTCAATGCCGTGGTTAATAAAAACAAATAGTAAAAAACCTTTTCTATTAACTAATTGTCATTATCACAGCAAAAGACCTAATATTACTGTTGTCAATGGCACTACTCATTTCCATTGGTGTCCTCAAATACATGTGTTTTTTCATTTATTTAAAGAAGAAGGTGGCACAGAAGAAAAACCAAACGTAACTATTTTAGAAGGTGGTTTTCCAATTATACATATAATACCAATTGAAGATGTTAAATTAAAAGTGAAAACACATCTTATTCCAGAAACAGAATTTTTTAATAAAGCTAGGAGTCATAGTTTTTTCAACAATAATTATTTAAAACTTCTAAAGCGTTGATACTATTGCTTTCAGACATATTTTAAAGTAAAATTAGACCATGCCGTTAACATCTTTAAAATTTAGACCAGGAATAAACAGAGAAGTAACTTCATATGCTAATGAAGGTGGTTTTTTTGATTGTGAAAAAGTTAGATTCTACGCTGGATTTCCAGAGAAAATAGGTGGTTGGGTTAAACAATCTGCTAATACATATCAAGGATCTGCACGAGCTTTACATAATTGGATTGCGTTAGATGGATCTAATTATATGGGCGTAGGTACTCATCTTAAATACTATATAGAAGAGGGTGGAGACTTTAGTGATATAACTCCAGTTCGTAAAACCTCTACGAACAGTATCACTTTTTCTGCTACTGATGGCTCATCAACCATAACTGTAACAGATTCTAGTCATGGAGCAGTGACTAATGATTTTGTAACCATATCTGGTGCAGTTAGTTTAGGTGGTCTCGTTACCGCAAGTGTTCTTAACGCAGAACATCAGATAACAAAAATAGTTAACGCCAATTCTTATGAAATTGTTGTTAGTGTTACTGCAAACTCTTCTGATTCTGGTAATGGTGGCTCTGGTGTTGATGGCGTATATCAAATCAATGTAGGTCTTGACACCGCTGTTGGTGGTAACGGATGGGGTGCTGGTGGATATGGTGGTGTAAATGCAGATTTATCAACATTTGGTTGGGGTGAAGCTGCTGCCAGTGGTACAACTGCTCAAATAAGGTTATGGTCTCACGACAACTTTGGTGAAGATCTACTTATAAATCCAAGAGACAGTGGTATTTTTTACTGGGATGAATCAAATGGTACTAGTAGTGCAGCAGTTAATTTAACATCTTTATCTGGAGCTTCTAATGTTCCTACTGTAGCAAAACAAGTTTTAGTATCTGATTTAGATCGACACATAATTGTTTTTGGTGCAAATACACTTGGCACAACAACACAAGATCCATTGCTTATCCGTTTTGGATCTCAAGAGTCATTGACAGATTTTACACCGACAGCCACTAATACTGCTGGTGATTTAAGATTAAGTAGTGGGTCTACTTTTGTACAAGCAGTAGAAACAAAACAACAAATACTTGTGTTTACGGACAGAAGTGTTTTTAGTATGAGGTTTATAGGTCCTCCATTTACATTTGGTTTACAAGAACTTTCTAAGAACACAACCATCATGAGTCCAAAAGCAGCAATAGCAATAGATGATGCTGTTTTCTGGATGGGTAAAGATACTTTTTATGTGTATGGTGGACAGACGCAACAGATACCATGCACAGTTAGAGAAAAAGTATTTTTAGATTTTAATGAATCTCAGTCTGATAAAGTATTTGCAGCAGCCAACTCTCAGTGGGGAGAGATATGGTGGTTCTATCCATCAGCCAATTCACAAGAAAATGATAAATATGTTATTTACAATTATTTAGAAAAAACATGGTACTATGGAACATTAAGTAGAACGGCATGGCATGATAGAGGTATACGTCAATATCCAATTGCCGCAGGTTCTACATTTCTATATGAACATGAGAATGGAAATGATGATGATGGTAGTGCAATGACTGCATCTATAGAATCAAGTCAAATTGACATAGGTGATGGGTATAATTTCACATTCATAAAACAGTTGATACCAGACATTACTTTTGAGGGTTCTACATCTACTACTGGTAATCCAACGGCAAACTTTACATTACAAGCTAGAAAAGGACCTGGAAGCACTTATGCAAACACATCTGGTGGCTCTACTACAAGAACTGCAACAACTCCAGTAGAACAGTTCACAGATTTAGTTAACGTAAGGCTTAGAGGAAGATCCTTTAACATGAAGCTTGAGTCAACGGAACAAGGTGTGGCATGGAAACTTGGAGTACCAAGAGTGGATATTAGACCAGATGGGAGAAGATAATGTCCTCAAGAAATGTTGCCTCTCCGAGACTTCCGTTACCCATAGGTGATGTTGATCAAGCATATATAATAGATTTAGTTAGAGTACTTGATCTTTTCATACAACAATCTGATAATCCTGGAGAAGGACGAAACACTAAATTAGTGTTCACTGCCATGCCTACAAGTGATGTGGGTTTAGAGGTGGGAACCTTGTATAGAATTGGAAATGATGTTAAGATAAGTTTATTAAATATAGCAGGTACTGATGGGGTATCTGGAACAAGCTCTGTTGGAACTGTAACTGTGTCGGTATAGTAAATGGGAATATTTAAAAATATTACAAAAAAGATAAAAGAGTTTGCACCGACAATAGGAAGTGCCATTGGTATGTTTTATGGTGGTCCATTAGGTGCATCAATAGGCTCTGGTATAGGTTCTCTTGTAGCAGGTAGAAGTGCCGAAGAAGCTTTGAGGAACGCAGCTTTAACTGGTGCTACAACATATGCGATGGGTGGTAAAGATTTTGGTAAAGGATTTAAGTTTGACACATCTGGTTCTCCTTTCGCATCACCTAAGACGTTAGGTCCAGGAGAGTTTGCAGACACCAACGCAATTACAGCAGTAAAATCAGCAGACACTGGTTCTGTTCTCAGTAAGTTAATTCCAGAAAGCACTATGGGTAAAATAGCACTTGCTGGTGGTATAGGTGCACTTGCTGGTGGTTTTGAAGAGGAACCGATGACGGGTGGTTTTAAAGAAAGACCTTATCCAAAAGGTAAACCAAGACTAGGCGTGGGAATGGTTGATGGCATTTCTTTTGATTTAAATGATGATGAAGAAAGAGCGGAATACTTTAGAAGAGTAAGAGAAAAACAAGGATTTAAAGACAAAGAAGATGAAGATGAGATAAGTACAGACCCAGTTCGTGCTTATCGTGGTGGTTTCTTTCCAAGGCCTGGAATGCAACAACAAATGGGAGATACTGGTTTAAATCGATTTGGAGCACAAATTAGTGAAAAGATTGTAGCTCCCTCTCAAGAAAAAGTAAGAGAAGTGCCTGCCTTTTTAGATGAAATAAAGTCTATGGCAGAAGAAAGATTTGATGTGCAGTTAAATGGCACTAATCAAACTGGTGGTGGTTTGAATCAAATGGGTGCTAGATTACCTTCGTTTAATCAGAATATAGCTAATTTGTTTGAGCAGATGAAAAACAGAGTTGGACAAGACAATACGACTCAAAATCAAGAGTTTAGTGCTCGACCAGCTGTTATTAGAGAAGCTCCTTTGATGGGGTTTGGTGGATCACCAATAGGAAGTTCTAGTCCTTTTGGTGGTGGTCAATCAAGAACCATAGGTGGTCTTGGTTCAATAGCTGGTTTATTAAAAATGAATCAAGGTGGTATATATGACATAGGTGGTGTATCTGGTGTGGGTGGAGATATGCTAGAAATGGATCGGATAATACCAGACCCAAATGACACTAGAACTGATGTTGAAAAAATGAGTACTGGAAAGTTAAAATATCGTACACTAGCAGGTAAAGAAGGTCTTACAGAAGCACAATTACGAGAAGTTCAAGAAGAATATGCAAAAAGAATAGCACCAAAAGCATCTATGATGCCTATGGCTTCTGTAGGTGACCCAAGTCAGTTAATGCGTAATTTTATGGTAGGTGGAGAAGTAAGAGGACCTGGCACAGGGACAAGTGATTCAGTACCTGCTAGACTATCAGATGGAGAGTTTGTATTAACTGCCAAAGCAATAAGAGGAGCAGGTGGTGGTGACAGAGACTTGGGCGCGGCAAGAATGTATGATATGATGTCACAATTAGAGAGGATAGCATAATGGCAGATCCACAAGAGGTCAAACAAGAACAAACCGTAAGATTAGCTCCTTTTCAAGAAGATTTTCTTGCAGATATTTTTGCGAGTGCTAAAGCCTTAACTGGCGATGGTACACAAATGCCATTTGCTGAACAACAACTAGCAGATTTATCTCCAGCACAACAACAAGCTATAGCAAGTGCAATGAGTGGAGTTGGATCTTTTGCACCTTTTCTTGAAAAAGGTTCGGAAGCTATAGGACAAGGTATAGGTGCAGTTGGCGCTGGTCTAGGAACAATTGGCAGTGCAATAGGACAAACTGCTGGTGCTACTTATGATTTTGATCCTAGATCTTATCAACAATTCATGGATCCTTTTATGGAGGATACCATTGCAGCAACACAAAGAGATATAGCAAGACAAGGTGATATACAAAGAGCGAATATTGGAGCGAATGCAGTATCGCAAGGTGCATTTGGTGGTTCAAGACAAGCAGTTGCAGAACAAGAACTTGCTCGAAATGTGATGGATCAACAAGCAAGAACTGGTGCTCAACTAAGATCACAAGGTTTTGCACAAGCACAAAACTTAGCACAACAAGCTGCATCACAAAGAGCACAACAAGCTTTAAAACAAGCACAACTAACTGGTCAACTTGGTCAAACAACAGGTGCTTTGGGTTCACAAATTGGACAGATGGGTGTTCAAGCTGCTGGATTAGGACAACTAGGACAACAAATGGGTGTTCAAGATATAAATACATTACTAGGAATTGGTGGTCTAGAGCAAGGTCAAGCACAAAAAGGACTTGATATAGCAAGAGCAAATGAACTTGCAAGACAATCTCTTCCTTATCAACAAGTTGGTTTTATGTCTGATATATTTAGAGGTGTTCCAGCACTACAGCAGACTTATTCTACAACAACAAAACCAGGTCCAAGCACAACATCACAAGTATTAGGACTTGGTATTGCAGGTCTAGGTGCAGCTGGAAAAGCTGGTGGTTTTAGCAACTTATTTAGTTAGGCGATAATATGACCGTATACAATAGAAAAATGTTTCGTAAAAAAGCTGGTGGAGCTGCTGGTATCATGGCTAGTGGACCAGAGTTAATTAAAGCACAACAAGGTGCTTTTATGGGTCCTGGTATTCCCATGTCTGGTGTGAGAAATTTTTCACCTGCAGCTTTAGGATCAACTAGAATAGATAATCAATCTGTTAATCCACTAAGTGGTTTTCCAGGATTTATTAAAGATGCTTTTACTTCTTCTAATCCTAGTGCTTTAGGGCAAACTATAAATTATGCACTAAAAGGATTAAATGCAAAGAGAACATCAGAAGAAGAAGAGGCAGTTAAAAAAGCAAACGAAACAGCTGAAAAGACTACACCACTTAAATCAAGAGTAGCTGCCATGGCAGGCACTGATTTAATGGAAACTACACCAGTAGGCGCTGGTTCTATGACTGAAGGAGATGCTAGTCTGAAAGTTCCAGGAACAGATTTAAGTTTTAAAGATGTAGTGTTTAAATTTAAAGAACAAAACAAACCTTTTGTTGAGTTTTTAAAAAGTGTGCCAGGCCTAATAGATAAGTCTAATGAGTATGTACAAGGTTTAGCTAGTGACATAGTTGCTAATCCAACTTTTCAAAATATAATGATGAGTGCAGATCCAACTGCGGGAACAGATACTGGAGATGTATCAGGTAAAACAGAAAACTTTATTACTAGAAATATTAAAGACTTTTTCAACAAAAGGTCTAAAAAACTTAAAGACGAACTGGCTTTCTTAGATGCTTCTGGAGAACAACAAGGTAAAGATTTTCTTCCAGAGTTAGAAAAGTTAGAAAAAGAAGAAAGAGAAAGTAGAAAAGAAGT